ACTTTTAAGGTTCTGGGTAAAGAGATTAATCCGCTTGTTGAGCATGGTAATCAGATTGGATGCGGTAAGCCTTACGAGGCTACCACTTTTGCCGGAAAGATTACGGTTAAGGTTTTAGCTGATGGAGTTCTTAATTCGGGAACTCAATTAAAATGTTCCCTAAATGGGAAACTTTATCTTGTGAGTACGACTAAGGCCATTGTTCTTTCTGACGGCGAGGAGCAGCAGGTTGATATTGAATGTACTGAGAGCGGAACTGCTGGAAATCTTTCTGCAGATGATGAATTAAAGTTTGTGAATCCGATTGGATTTTTGGCTGATACTGCTACTGTTTACAGTGTTGATACAGCTGCTACTGATGGTGAAAGTGTGGATTCTTATCGTCATAGAGTTGTAACAAGATGGAAAACTCAGCCTCAGGGCGGCGCGCTTTCTGATTATCGCGTTTGGGGTAATGAAGTTCCAGGTGTATATCAGACTTATGTTTATACAGATGACGATTCGGCTGCAGGTGTTATTTTGTATATCTGTGCGGATAAGGCGGCTACTGGTTCGCGTGTAGCTGACAATGCGCTTTTAAAGGCTGTTGGTAAGTCTTGTACTTATGATCCGGAGACAGGTGAACAGAACAGAAAGCCGCTTACTGCAGTTCTGGATCCAGCTTTTGATGAAAGTTATTCAAACATTAAGACGATTACAGAAGAGATTTTTGATGTTTATATTGTCGGTTATAACGGTGACATTGACAGTATGAAGGATACTGCGAAAACAAATATTGAAAATTATCTTCTGGAGCGTGAGCCTTATATTCGCGGACTTTCGGTTGATAATAATCGTGTGGATGATATTTCGGTTAATAATCTGATTGGAATTGTAAACGAAATTGCTATTGCTAATACCGCAAGTTTTACAGGTGTTGTTTTACGTCATTCAAGTGAATCTATATCAGAATACACTTTGGGCCGTGGTGAGCTTGCGAAACTTGGAACACTGTATATTAACGGGGTTGCTGTATGAGCTGGTTGAAGGTAGTTCAATTTTTATATCCGCGGTCGAAGGCATTCAGAAATATCTGTGATAATTCATTCAGGAAATTCTGCGATGGTCTTGGATATGTGCCTCAGGATTTTCAGGGTTATCTGGAAAAAATTTATGGCGACAGATTCGCAGAGACTACGCGTGAAGTTGCTGCATGGGAAAAGCAGTTTGGTGTTGTTTTTGCTGAGCAGTATGACACTTGTATGCGCCGAAAACTTTTGTCTTCATTCTGGCAGATTAATAAGGGTGGTCAGGGAAAAGATTATTTATTGCAGATTCTGCAGCTGATTTCTCCGGATTTCCAGATTGTTGAGAATCTTCCGGTTCGAGATCCGCGAGATTCTAATGCTGTATATGCTGCGGTAAACGGTAATAAAAAGATGGTGAACGGCAATAAATATGCTGTGAACGGTTATAAAATTGGTGATTCTGATTTTATTCCGACTGTCTTGAAAAATGACAGTGAATCTTTTTATGAGCTTCCATCGGTTCCTGATTACTGGCGTAACTGCTTTTTTATCTGTAAATCGGTTATTCGTAATAGATATAAAGCAATTATGTATGTGGAAAAGCTGCAGGTTGAAGCTAAGTGGAAAAACTTTTTGGAATATATCGTTCTGAAAATTAAGCCGGCGCATACGACGGCTATCTTGTTTGTTGAATACATTTAAGTCAGGAGGTTAAAGATGATTAAGATAGATTCAACTTATTCAAATTATTTTGATAACACTGATCCGGCTTATCCAGGCGGTAAAGCTATTGACGCTTCGACTGATGAGGGCGTTGATGGAACTCCTTATCGTGCTTTATGGATGAACGATATGATTGGTGCGCGTCAGGCTTTGTTTGTTGCTGCTTTCGGCGATATTTCCGGAGTTTCTGGAAATCCTGACAGCATAGACGATTCTGATGTTTTAAAGGCAATTTTGCAGCTTATTGAGAAAAAGCTGCTTGGTTGTTTTGTCCGCATTGAAACTGATGAAGCTGAGCCGCTTATTCCGTGGGCTGATTTGAATCGTGTTTATAACTCTAATGTAACTTATCTTGTATATGCTGTTATGGCTGATGATACAGGAGACGTTTTACCTATCAGGACCAGAGTGGATGCTGACGGTTTACATCTTGTTATTCGTGAAATTAAAGATGGTCAGGTCCAGAATATTACGCGCGCCGTAAAGTGGGGATCTTTTAAATTTGGTGAAAAAAAATGGGGCGAAGCTGTTCCATTCAAAATTAATATAATAATTAAGGAGGCCTAAAATGGTTGGTGTTCCAAAATCCTTTAATACTAAGAAGGATTATGAAAATGCTGTGGATTATGCTTGCGCAACTAACAGCGGCAAGGGTGAACTTGCAAGAGCTTTGCATGACTTGAAAGACAATACGACAATGCTGGTATTGAAAAAGTCTAGCGAAAAGGTTCCTGCAGAAGAGCAGACAGCTGATGATTATGAGGTTGTCGAAAATCCTGCTTGTAAGAAGATCCGGCTCGGTTTTACTGATGCTGAGATTGACGCTTTGCTTAAAAAAATTGAATAGGAGTTTTGAAATATGGCTTTAAAACTTTGGGCTGATGGAGTTGATGACGCTTCCATTGCTACAATTCCTGAAAATGGAAATTTTAAGTGTGTAGGTTCTTCTTATCTGGTTAAGAAGGATCCATTTGCTTATTCTGAGAATAAGCTGGTTTTGAAAGATGGTTTCGCAGTTGATTTGTATGACGGTGTTGCATGGCGTCAGATTACAAATAGAGCTTCGATTGAGTTTGATCCAGCAGAAAATCTTGATACTGGTGATACTTTGCAGCATGGTAAGGATTACTATGTTTATATCACTTTAACAGGTTCTACTATTGCGATTGTGGTTTCTCTGAATTCTACTTATCCGGACGGATTCAATGCTAATAACAGCCGCAAGATTGGCGGATTCCATGTTGGCCATATCAGAAAAGTTTCTGATGACGGTTTGTGGGTTCCTATTGATTCTGCAGGTAACAAGTTTGGTTCTTCTGGTACTAAATGGCAGGATAACGTTGCTACTGGTATTGTTCCTAACAGCGTTTGGGATTTGAAAAATCGTCCTAGGGTTATTGTTCCTGGTATGGTTAAAATCAATGAAAACTTATGGGAAGGTATTTACCTTCCTTCGGTTGATGAAGCCATTACATTTATGGCCGGTACTAACGGTCTTTCTGTGGCAGAAGGTAAGCTCAAGATTGCTTATGGTGAACTTCCTGCTACTGGTACTGAGGGCTTGAATCAGTTTAACTTTAATGAACTTGCAGCTCGTCAGGGCTTGCGCTTGCTTTCTTACGACGAATGGATGCAGGGTGCATTTGGTTCGCCTCAGGGTGAAGATGGTTCTAATAACTACGGATGGACTAAGACTACTAATACGGCAAGATGCCGCACTGGTTGTCAGGTTGATCCTTCTACAGGCGAATTTGACAATGTTAATGGTGTGAAGCCTTATGCTATTTCAGCTAAGAACGTTGTTGATTGCGCGGGTAATGTTTCAGAATGGACTAAAACATTCTCTCTTGATTTTAGTTCTACTAACTGGAATTGGCAGAATGTACTTGGTGCTAATCAGGGTCAGGTTTATCTTCCTAACAGCGATGGCTTGCGCGCGTTGCTTTGCGGTGACGACTGGCGTGATGGTGTTCACTGTGGTCCTCGCACGGTCAGTGGTCGCTACTATCCGTGGAACGTGAGCGCGGCGTTTGGTTCTCGTCTCGCCTGTGATTCGCTGTAAGCGAATCACCTGTTTTCTGAATTTCTGATAGTCTGGTTTACTTGAATATGGCAGAAAACACGGGAAATAAAGATAAAACGAGACTTCCGGCAGGTAATGTCGAAAATCTCGTTTTATACAGAAAGTTTGAAGATTTTATTTATTATTTTGAGCCGATTGTGGAAAAGTTTCCGCATTATGAACATTTTGCTCTTGAAGCAGATATTAAAAACTGTCTTCATAGAGTAATTGAACTCATAATCAGAACTAACCGGAGTTCCAGGAAGGTTGAAGGCTGGTATAAGGTCGATACAGAATTTGAGGTTCTCAGGTTTTATATCAGACTTGCTCATAAGAAAGGTTCAAAATATCTGTCACATCATGGCTATGAGACGGCAATGAAGATGATGGCAGAATTAGGCTGCATCCTGGGTGGTCTGATAAAGAAAGGTAACTGATGACAAAGAGTAGAGCGATGGCTTGCGCGCGTTGCATTGCGGTAACAACTGGAATAATGGTGTTCACTGTGGTCCTCGCACGGTCAATGGTAACAACTATCCGTGGAACGTGAACGCGGCGATTGGTTCTCGTCTCGCCTGTGATTTGGCTAAAAGGAAAACAATTTAAGGCTTAAATATTTACGGATTTTAAGCTGTGATTACTTTTATTAAAGTTTGAATCAGATTGGTTATCTTTGGGCGGGAAAAGCTCAGAAAGAATTTCTGACAGGAAGGCTTGCGAGCCTTCCTGTTTTTATATTATTTAAAGGACTTGATTGTGCTAGACAATATTTACGAGAAAATTTGCAGCTTCGATAATTTGATTGCAGCATTTGAAACTGTATGTAATGAACATAAATTTAAACCTGCAGCTTTGAGGTTTTATAGTCATCTGGAAGAAAATATAATTCAGTTACAAAATGAATTACTCTGGGGTTTATATGAAATTGGCGATTTTTATACGTTTATAAAATATGAGCCTAAGCGCAGAGAGATTAATGCACTTCCTTATCGTGACAGAGTTGTTCAAAGTGCTATTTGTAATATTATTGAGCCAGAGATCCAGAAGACTTTTATTTATGATACTAATGCCTGTATTAAAGAGCGTGGCGGTTTAAGAGCTGCAGGCAGAGTAAGTTATTTTCTGCAGAAGAAAGAGGCAGAGTTTTATTTAAAATGTGATATTACAAAATATTTTTATAATGTCGATTTGGATATTGCTTTTGAATTATATAAGCGACATATCAGTGATGAAAGAACGCTTAATTTAATTTATAAGATTTTGCATAAAGATAATCCGGAAAAGGGAATTAAAATCGGTAATAGATTAAGTCAGCTGACAGCGAATCTATACCTGAATGAGCTTGATAGATTTATAAAGCATGATTTACACGTTAAGTATTATGTGAGATACATGGACGATTTTATTCTACTGGGTAGAAAATCAGATTTAAAAATGTGGCTGGGTGCGATTGATTACTTTCTGACTGAAAGATTAAAGCTGCAGCTTAATGATAAGACTGTGATTGATAAATGTAGCCGTGGCTTTGAGTTTGTTGGTTATAAAGTTTATCCTGGTGGTAAAGTAATTAAAAGACAGACAGTAAAGAGAACTCATAGATTCGTAAACGCTTTTATAGCTGGTAAGGTTCCAGCTGATTCTTTCTGCAGGAGCATGGCCAGTATATGTGGCCATGCAGTGCATACGGATAATTATACTTTTTATGTTCGGGAATTAATGAGAGTTATTCGTCATCTCCTAGAGGTGCAAGATTAATTTCTGAATCCAGAGCTTCATTCTTTTCCAGTGATGATCCAGGATAATTTCTGACTAATGCATCTAAGATAAATGCTGAAACTGACTTTCCTGCAGCTGCAGCGTTTTCTTTCAGTTGTTCAAGCTCTTCTGGTTGTCCTGATATAGAAATTGAAATTCGTTTAATTCCAGTTGCTTTACGGCCTCCGCCGTGGTAGCCGTAACCGACATATTTCTTTTCTTCTGCCATTTTTATCCTCCTGAAAAATTAGGGGAAATTTTCCTCTAATTTCCCCTAATTTCCCTTATTTTTCCCAGTCACGTTTTGGACGAACGGTTTCATCAGCTCTGAAACTTGGCGCAAAGCTCCAATGATCCGGCTGAATATATTCACGGTTATTGTCATCAATATAGATTTTTGCGCGACGTTGCTTTCCTTCATAAAGAATTGTTGCCATTTTAGCAGTTCTGGAAATTACTTTGCAAGAAAAAATGCAGTTATGATCACCGATTGAACGAGTGTAATAGGTTGTATTTGCTTTGATTGTATTCATAATAATTCTCCTTGATTTATAAGACAGGGCCGAAGCCCTGTCTATTTTTAGCAATTAATTCCGCGGAGTAAAGGCATCCTGGTTTCCATTCCGGTATACTGAGTGAAAACTGGCTGCAGCATATCGCAGTATACATCTGAAATTTCGTTTACTACTTTTCTTGAAAATTCCCATGTCTTTTTAGAAAGTCTGTCTCTGCAGAATTTCACTGTGTATGTATCAGTTGGATCCAGAGCGATTAAAACTCTGTTGATACTATGGCAGTTTCTACCAATCTTAAAAGACAGCTCTTCTTTTGTAACAATGAAATCTTTTGCTCCAGTCATCATTATGAAGCGGCGGCCGCCTAACTGATTTAATATTGTTGTTGCAATTTCCTTATTCATAATTTTATGTCTCCTTGTTATTTATTAAAGCAGGGCCGAAGCCCTGCATGGTTTAGATTGTCTTGCACACTGCGAAGCAGATTGCCTTTGCTACTAGGCGGTTATTCAAATGAACTTTTCTCATAATTTGAAGAGAGCGAAGTTCAGCAACGGCTATCAGTTTCCACTGACTAAGCCATTTGTTCTGATCTCCGAGATGAAGCCATTTCTTCATCTGCTGGGTGATAATAGCGTAATCGTATCCGCTAAATTTCTTTGTCTGCAGTTCATCTGTGAACTTGTTTCTGATTGCTACGGCCTTTCTTGCTGTTGTCATATTTGTCTCCTTGTTATGGAGCTTTTCGCTCCTGACATTTATTAATATAATGCATTATTTGTAAAATGTCAATACATAAAACAAAAAAAATACACAAAAATTTTGACACTGTGTTTTTATGTATTGTTAGAACTTTGGAATGTGGTGTAATTTGCTTAAAATGGGGTGTTTTAGGGGTGTTTTAACGCTTGGTAATGATATTTGTCGATTGAGGGTAAAAAGACGCGTCAGAAGCCCGTTTTTAACGGTTTTTAGGGGTTTCTGACGCGGTATAAAAGACGAATTTCAGGCTGCTATGATTTTATTATGGATTTTATCCAGCTTGAGATTACACTCATCCAGTTTTTCGCCTATGGAAAAGAGGGTGGAGTTTTTGATTTCGGCGGAGCCTTTGTCAGTGAAGTTTAAAAGCAGGTCGGCGAATACGGAAATTTCGCGCTGAACATCTGATAATAAATCAATGGTGTCGATTGTGTCTTCGTCTAATTTTCGGTCTTGCATTTATGTGTCTCCTTGTTTTTTTATGCGTGCATTAATTGTTTTAAGTTCTGGATTGCTTCTGCAGCGTGAAGTCCATAAAGGCGCGGATAAACTGCGCTCTGTGGGTTCATTTCTGAAAGCTCACGGATCAGGATGCGCGGTGTGATGTTTACTTTGCGAGGCTGAACTTGCCAGGTAAAGCCGTCGTTTGTAAGAATTGGTTTTGGAACTAATGAGCTGATGGGTATGGCTTGAACTCGCAGGCCGTCCGGATAGATTTCCTGCACAATGATTGCATGAAGCTCATCTGCGAGCTGCTGCATTGTCTTTGGTTGGTTTTGCATTAAATGCCTCCTGAATTTGTTTTTCTTCCGGCGGCTTTAAAAATAAAAGAGCCGGACTATTGTTCACAGTTAGCAATTAAGCATAACGGCCAAAAGCCTCGCGGCGTTCTGATAGTCCGGCTCAAATTTACGATGCAGGATTTATACACGGATATAATCCGGGCATAAAAAAAACGCCTAACAAGAGCTGATGGCTTTATGCTTATTTTTTTTGCAATAACTGTGAACAGTTATTAGCATATACCTAGGTATATCTCTTGTCAAGTATTTTTATATTTTTTTGTATTTTTCTATATCTTTTTATCTTTCATTAAATTTTTATTCATGTACCAGAGTTCTTTATGACATAAAGTATGAATATTAAAATCGCAATATTTGAATAATCCATTATGTTTGGAATGGTCGAAACGATACATCCGGTTTATAAAGCAGTTTAAAGGTTTTCCTGGGAAGTAACCTAATATTCCGATACATATTTGATGTTCATCTAACATAATTCTGCTCCTGTAAAATCTAATGGTAATTCCGGTTGAGATTCTTTTTGTTTTATAAATGCATCTGCAGCTTTTTTATTGCCCTGAAATACGTTCATTCCGCATTCATTGCATACACAAATAACTGAATCCATAGGGACTTGATACAGTCCTATGTAATGTTTGCAATTATGATTATAGTTGCATTTTTTACAGCCTAAAGTCATATCTTTATTCTTTAATCATAAAATGGTAATTCAGGCTGCTGGAAGTCCAGCAGCATAAAACGGCCATAGATTTTTTTTTGCGGCTTAGTGAGCCATGAATTGATTAAGCGTTCTGCTTCCAGCTTGCATTCGCTTTTTGATGATAAATATTCATCTGATTTTAAACAGGGCTTAAAACGGATGCAACGTTCTATTTTGACGGCCAGTGCGAACTTCCAGCCGTTTTCATCTGAATAAAATCTGATTGTAACAGTGTTGTTATCTATCTGCTCTGACTGTTCGTCTTCGCATTCAGAGAGAATTTCGCCTTTATCAGAAAATATCAAAGTCATTGTTTTCCTCATCTTCAAACGGGTTATCCGTTGGCATTGGTGGCTCTATGTTTGTTTTCTTTGGAGCTGGAGCAGGCTTTGGAGCTTGTTTTGGTTGCTGGATTAGATCCTGCTGTTTTGGCTGAGTTGTTTTTGTTTCAGTTTTTGCAGCTTCTCCTTTTTTCTCTGGGAGAGGCTTTAAGCGCATATTAACAATAATCTGCTCTGGAGAGCCTCCGAATCTTTTCTGCTTGATATGGATTTCGGTGTAATCACTTTTAAGAAAGTGGGTGAGTTTATTCTGGGACCAGGCATCTTTATCTACTGGCTGTCCTTTATCGTTTGTTTCAATGTCATTAATTTGACAATATCGGGCATAAAGGTCTTTTACCTTTACAAAGGCATTTTCGTCTTTAATGAACTCAATATTTTCTTTTACGAAGCGGTCGAGGTCGGTTGCCTGATCTTCGATGTAGTCATCTTTGTAAGACTGACATTCTTTTGACAGTGGGATTTTTCCCTTATGTTCATTTTTGAGTTTGATATAATATTCTGCAAAGAATTTTACCATGCCAGGATATTCAGGGCGGAGTAAATCAAAAATATCATTTTCGTCCTTAAAATCTTTGTCTTCGCCTCGTTTGTGAGTGATGCTGAATGGAATTACTACCATTCGGTCGATTGTTGCAGGGTCTTTATTGTCGAAGCGTGGTAAGTAGTTTGTGAGAATAATTGTCTGAGCGGTTGGTTTAAACTCTTTTGCGTTGGCATAGAGGCGTCGGGCTTTCATTACGCCGCCTCCAGTAAGCTGCTTAAATACAGCTGAGTTAAGCATATCGTTTCGCTGGGTCTCGTCTGAGATTCCGGCTCCCATTCCTTCGAGTTCTGCGATTTCTGGATTTGCGCCGCCTCCATAGTTGCGTATATCTTTATTAAGCATGATTACCTGGCGCGGGATTGGAGTTGTCATTTTTGGATAAAGATCTGAGATAATCTTCATGGTTGTAGTTTTTCCTGTTCCTCCGGTTCCTATGAAGATTCCGCCGACTTTATACTGTGCGCAGCGGCTTGGAATTAAGCTGAGATAATAAAAGAGTGTTTCGAGTGTATCCTGATTACGAAAATTGGATTTCATAAACTTTAAGAACTTTTCAGGCTCAGCTGCATTGAGGATTTCATCAACTTTATAGGGTAGGGTCCTGAGGCGATATTCTTCCGGAGTTGATTCGCGGATTTTAAGTTCTTTACCAGAGAAGTCTAAAACTCCGTCCTGCAGTGTGAGGGTTTCCTGAACTTGTGGACCGTCGAAGGTGATTGATTCGCGGAAAACAGTTTCTATACCTGATAAAATCTTTTCTACAGCGAGTAAGAAGCGTCTCTGCTGGATTGTTACGCGAAGTCTATTTAGTGCTTTTCTAAAGTTTTCATTCTTGCCGTCATCGCTATTAAAGCCATAATCTACGAATACCTGCAGAATATTAAAGATTACTGCAGGAACATTGGAAATGCGCTGCCATATATGAGCATTAAAGAAATAAAATTTCTTTTCATCTTCGATGTAGATAAAGCGGTTATTGAGAACTTTTGAAACTAGCATTGCTGCAGAATACTCGCCTCCGTACCACCATAAGTCATTTAAATCTGGATCATCTTTAAAAGCCTTTAGCTTTACTGGAACGAGTGGACGTGACGAGCTTTCCTGTTCTTGGCCGAACATTTCTCTGAATTTATTCTGCCAGTAATAAGACAGATATTTTGCGGCGATTGTTCTTAGGAATTGCGGCTTTACTTCTGATTCGTTTCTATGTTCCAGAATATGAGCTGATGCGCCGTTATCTTCTAAGAGCTTATTGATTTTCTCTGTATTAGCAGAAACTTTTACCAGGGCGCAGAGCAGGTCCGCCAGTTCGCCTTTGGTGATTTTAGTTTTTTTTAATTCTTTGAATAAGCGGCCAATAGTGGTGTATGTGAGCTTTCCGCTTGTGTCGAGTTCTGATTTATCGGGCTGAATCCATTCTTTTGCATTATCCAGAGCTTCCTGGATAAGTTCTGGATGGCCATTGCAGATGGCTTCATCCGGGTCTTTATATTTGGTGAGCGTTGCTGTTTCTATTCTGCCGGCGTATCCAGCCTGTAAAAGTTTTTCAGGGACTGATTGTGTGTTGCATGGAATTATACCAGCGGCGGTTTTGCCGGCTGTGTCGGCATCGAAAAGCAAAATAATTTTTTTTACATTCAAGAGATATTGCTTAATTTTTGGCTTGGTTAAGCCTGATGTGCCCCCGACAGAATAAACGTTGGAAAAGCCTGCAGCTCTGGCAACGAGTGCATCCATTTCGCCTTCTACGAGAATTACTTCTTCCTGGTTGCTTATGTCTTGAGGAGTAGGGAAGGTAGAGCAGGAAAGACTTCCGCGTTTTTCACAATGTTCTTTTCCCTCTTCGTAATAATGCAGTTTATAGCCGTTTCCAATTTTGATTACTACTCCAGAATGTTCCCATGAACAGTGGCCGGTTGCGTTTTTCTTTGTCGGGATTCCTGCAGTATATATTACCTGGTTTCCTAGTTCATTTTGTGCTATATCCATTCCGGGCCAATATCCGAAATATGGAATTAAGTTTTTGAGGATTGGTTCTGGATATTGCTTTACTGTACCTTTAGTGGTTTTCTGGATACGCTGTGCGAGAAATTCTGTAATAACTTTTTTTGCATGAGGATTAGTAAAAATGTATTCATCCATTTTTTTTATGGATTCTGTGTTGGGTGTAAATTTCGGTTTTTCTGATTCATCTTTCTGTTTTCGTTCTACGGGTCTTGGAGTAAAAGTGCCGCCGCAGAACTGCTCAACGAATTTATATTGCTCTGTATGATCTTCAATTCCTTCCAGAAGTCTTACTGCATCGTATATGTCTCCGCCTTCGTGACAGCCGAAACAATAAAAACTTTCTTCATCGAGCTTACAGGATGGATTTGGATCATTGTGCGCAGGATTAAAGCAGCAGATTGATGTGTTCTTTTGTGCTTTAATTCCTTTAGCTCGTAAGTAGTCTAATAAGCGTGGTTTGTATAAATCGAAGTTCATTTTATTTATCCTCTCTAACTAATTTTCCGTCGAATAGTTTTTTTACTATGTGCGCCTGCAATGCTATGTTTTGATGATTCTCCCGAAGAACATTAAGCTCTTCGGGAGAATACTTTGTGCCATCTTCACAAAATAGCCAGCCGGATTCTGTATGCAGGGCGACTTTTTGTTGTAATTCATTTGAATATTTATATTTCCAGCCAGCGTGTTCTTTCATTTTGTCATCCTAGTTATGCTGATAAGCCTCAAAAAGCGCAATAAGATCATCCTTGATTTTATTCAGGGTGTTTATGCGGTGTAAACCTTCTTCGCCCTCAAGCTGTCTTTTGAAATAATCCTGAATTTCTGAAATAACATTTTCAATGTCTATCAGAATTGGTTTTGATTCATTTAATTCAGGTATATCCAGAAAATCTTCTTCTTTGTGGTTTTCTGGTTTCTTTAGCTCTTTTGATGATTCTGCTTTTTCTGTTTTCTGAGGTCCTTTTATATTGTTTTGAGCGCGATACTCATTAAGCGCATCAGTTGCAGCTTTAACCGTGCCACCATTAGCTTTTACTTTTGCGAGTATATCTGGCAAGTGTTCTATCGGAATTGACATAAGCTGCGAAAGTGCCTTTGTTGATATACCTGTTGTATCAATTCCTTGCGCATTTGCATTTTCTCTGACTTCTGTTCCTGACAGGCGGTCATGTACCCATGACAAAGACTTTGAAAGCTCTTCGGAAATTTCTTTTTGTGACATTCCGGCGGTTACAAGTGCTTTTATAGCAGTTTCTACGTCTACTGGTTCTAAGTCTTCGCGCTGTACATTTTCTACGAGCTGCAGAACGTTTTTAGAGCCTTTAGTTACTACAGATGCGGTAATCTGGCTGTAATCCTGGCCTTGAGAACATAAGAGGCGGAAAGCTCTGAGACGTCGGTGACCGGCTACAAGTTCATACTGCTTTATTCCGTCTGCAGAATCAGGAAGTGGTTTTACTGAAATTGGATTGATAAGGCCGTACTTAAAAATTGATTCTGAAAGCTCTTTAATTTTTTCGTCATCATAATTTGTGCGGACGTTTCCAGTTTCAATAATCTGGTCAATGCTGATTTTGAATGTAAGTGTGTTATTCGATGTAAGTTTAGGCATTTTCTTCTTCCTCCTGATATTCGTTTAATTTAAATGCTCCGTGATGATCTAATCCGTTTTTATCAGTTATCCAGCAGGGCGAATAGATAAAATCGACAATTAAGCAACGGCGGTAATGTATGCATTTATTACATGGCCGTTTTTTTTCAGCTTCTTCTTTAGTCATCCTGTGCCTCCGTGATAATATCTACAAGTTTTTCCAGACGAGCTTTTACGGTCGGATGGATTTTGTAATTGATTGGATCTGCGACGAACTTTTTGAAGCTCTTAATGTCCGGAATAGGGAAGTCCAGTAAAAACTCATTAAACTGCGCTTTATAGGCTTCAAAGATTCCTTCTGGATTCAATTCTTTTTTGAATTTATTGCAGACTACATATACATCTGATTCGAGACAGCAGTTTGAAAGCTGGTCGAAATAATTCTTTGTGGCTCTAAGGTCGAGGTTTGAACAGGTTCCAGAAATTAAAATTGTATCTGCTGCAAATACTGCATTGCGTGTTTGAGCATTCCATGTTCCCGGAGGATCTAAAATTATATAATCATACTGTTCTAAGAATCCGGATTTTTTCAGCTGGATTTTAAGCTGTGTATCCATGATGTTGGCGAGCATATTCATATCGAGATCGCTTGGAATAATATCCATGTGATGATATACATCTCCGACCTTCATTTCTTTGATTGGAAGCGGTTCGCCGGACAATGTTTCTTTAATCAGATAAGGCTGAAAGATTTTACCTGAGAGAAAATCTTTAGATGTTTCTTCCTGCAGCTCGAATCCATACATTTCTGAAAGACAGCAGTTATGGTCGAGATCGATTAAAAGAATATTATTGCCGCGAGCAAAGAGCGTTTCTGCAATAAAAGTATTAAGGGTTGTTTTACCTGTGCCACCTTTACCATTTGAGGTGGTCAATATCTTGCATTTGTGCATTTTTATGTCTCCTTGTTATATTTTTGAAACTATTTTTAAATGTTTAATTAAAAGGGATTTCGTCACTATATTTCTGAGAATCTGCGAAATCAGGCTGTTCTGCAGGTGCCGGTTCTGACGAATAAGCTGGAGCGTTTGCTTCCGCTGTGCTTTCTTTTGGCGGTCTTCCTGGTTCTACATTGTTTGCAATAATTACAATTTTTGAATATTTCTGGCCGTCTTTTTCCCATCGGTCCTGATGCAGTCTTCCTGACACTGTAACTTCAAGGCCTTTAGAAAGTGATTTTTGAATTGCTGCGGCATAATTGCCTGTAAAGGTTACGTCGAAGTAATTCGGGTATTTGGTCCATTCATCACCTTTCTTTTTGCTTTCGTTTACTGCAATAGTGAAGTTTACAACGGCGAATCCATCGCGCGGATATTTCAATTCTGCAGCTTTGGTTAACCTTCCGGTTTCTACTACGACATTAATGTTATCTGCCATTTTTCTTATCTCCTATTTTTGCCATTCTTAAAATGGCGGCTTATATCTACATTCAGGCTTCGGGCATATTCTTCGAGCGTGCTGTCGTCGATTTTAAGCCATCTTAAAATCTCCTCGCGCTTCCAGGCTCTATGGCCGTTTATCCTGATTGCTCTGGTTCCGCAGCATGGCTGATGCCAGGGCTTTTTCTGCAGGTTTTCATAGCTTATAACGCCTTTAAGCTGTGCTGCCTGTTTGAGCGTTACATATTCAGGAACATTTTTCAGAAAGTCATTTTCTAAAAAAGATGTTGCATACTGTGCTACTAACATCTGCATTTTTTGAACTTCCAGCTGTAGAGTTTGAAAGTTCAGCTGAATTACTTCGTCGGTCATATCAGATATTCTGGATGCTGACGAATCCACTTTTCGGCAACTATTGTTTTTTTCAAACGTTTCAAATAAACCGGCGCGCCTCTACTGTTATGCAGGTTTTCTGAAAGCCATTGAAAACTCACATCTGAATCAATGCCTGCCTCAAATAAGCTCGCGTAGTATTCGCCGTCGATAAACACTCCGCAACGATTATTTTCCCTGTAGTCCAGGGTTTGCATTGTCAGAAAAATTTTATTTTGAATCTCTGTTGCCATTGTTTTTAAGATATTCAATGACGGCCTGTCTCAGAAAGAATTTCAGCTTCATTCCGTGACTATTAAGATAGTCATCAAGCTGCTGTCTTTCTTCCGGAGTGAGACAAAGTTTTGTTGAAATCTCATTGATGTTTTCTGGCATAAATTAAATCTCCTTTGTGCTGTTCCAGCACTTAAAATAATATAAGTGGTTGTAACGCCACATAAATTATTTATAAACCTAAAACGCCACAATGTAAAGTATTTTTATGTTTTTTTGTATCTTTTTTTATTTAAATAACGGGTATAAAATCATAATAACTTAAAACAGGAGGTGTTATATGCTGCCAATTTATGAACGAATCGGAAGTTTATGTAAACTGAATGGAACGTCTATTAACAAGATGATGATTGCCATTGCTCCAGAGGATGCTAAAAGTCCGCGTGATATGTATAACGGCTGGCGAAGACGTAATACATATCCTCGCGCTGATGAAGCGGTCAAGATTGCTAATTACCTTGGTGTATCTGTTGAATACCTGGTAACCGGAAATGACAGTGATGATGGCCGTGATTTTTATTGCAAATATAAAAATTACGAAAATCTTTTAGCTTATTTTCCAAAATTAAATAATTCTGATTTGAAAGTAATTGAGAATGCTTTGAAATCAATGACGAAATAGTTTATTGAGTTTTTATTGTTAAAAAATAAATAAAAACTCAATAAAAATTAGATAGTAGGGTGAAAGGAAACGAAAAACTGTCACATATTTCCTATAAGAAAAACAGGAGAAAAGAGTTATATGAGTATAAGCCCTATTGACCTTCAGCCAATCGCCTGATGCAGATTTCATTTAATAATAATTTCATAAAGTATTGATATATAAAGATTTACGCGTTTTCTGCATTTTGTTGATTGTTTGGAAAATCGGGAAAAACTCAATAAAAACTCAATAATTATTTGAGGTTTAGTTATGGAATATCATATTTTTAAGAAAAAATCTGTTAAAAACGGAAAAACTAAAATAAATTGGTACTACTGGTATTGGAATGAAGATCATACTAAGCAGATTCAGAAAGCCTGCAGAAAATGTAAATCAAAGCATGAGGCGGAGCTTTATATTCAGGAATTAAATCCACAAAGTAAAGTAAGTCCGATAATTAAAGATCTGGCTCAGATGATGTACGTTCCAGGAAGCATGAATTTCTTACGTCGCGAGCAACTTGGAAAATCCATAAAGGAAAATACACTGAAAATTAAGCGGATGTATATCCGGCATATTATTCGCGATTTTGGTGATATGGATATTCGAGATCTGACGGCCACAAAATTATTACGCCATCTGCTTTTAATGAGCAGCACTTCTGCCAGTTGGAAAAATCAGTATATTACGACGGTTGAAGATTTATACACTGAGGCCATTTGGAATGGAATTGAAGTTAATCCGCCGCGGTTTGAGCGTTTTGTTCAGAAATCTAAAAAAGCTGATATTTTGACACTTTCAGAAATTGAAGCTCTTTTTAAGATTGAAAACTTTCCTGATAAAGCATCGTTTTTGCTTTTGCTACTCACTCTTTCTGCAGGCCTTAGAATCAGTGAAGCCCGTGCTTTTACTCCAGAACAGCTTTATTTTAATGAATCGGCAATTCTGGTAAATGGATTTTTAGACAGACATACTGATGTCAGAAACTCTTATAATAAGCTCGGTAGCCTTGAAGACAAAAAATGGCGCATTGCTTTAATTCCTCCTGCTACTGCTCAGCTGATTCAAAATTACATTGTCGAAACAGGCAAAAAAGGCGATGAGCTTTTATTTACTCACTGGAGCAGTAAACGTGTCCTGGAATCGTTTGGCGGAATAAGGCGATGGCTTGAATTGCCTCCGTCGGAGAATCCGTATCACATGGATTATATTGCGGACATATTTCATAAAGCTGTAAAAAAATCCGGCATTTGCACCGACGGTCGAAAAATTACGATGCATAGCTTGCGCTATACTTATGTTACCAGGATGAGACAGCTTTATGATGGAGAGCTGGTCCGTAAGATGGTCGGTCATGCTCAAATTGAGATGACGGATTACTACACTCGCAATGAACTTGATGAAACTTTGCATTCTTTAGCCGCCCGGAATCAAAAAATGCTCAATTTTTTCGGGGAGTAGGCGAAATTTTGCAGTGCATATTTTTAATTTTGCACTGCAATTTCGTCGAAAACGCCGAAATTTTCAGTATAAAATCATTGCATTTCGGCGTTTCACTTACTGCCAATTTCCAATAGGAAACTCGTTTAAATTCTTTAAATTTAAATTTATATTTTTTACACTCTTTAGAATCTAAATATAAGAATAAAAAGTTAAATATATATATAAATTCACTGGGTAAAGTGTAAATGTAAATGTAAAAAATATTTTAAAAAGTAATTTTGTATTTAACGAACTGATTAAAAATAATGAATTCTCGTTAACATAAGCAAATACTTTTAAACTCACAAATTTACTTTTACATTTTACGTTTTCACTACTTTTGAAAGTAGTCATAAGTTCATTCAGCTGCAAAAAGGTACTGTCAGACGGGGGTGGTATGGTGCAATTAGTCGGCGTGCCC